ACCACTGGTCACATCTACGTGTGGACCGAAAACCTCGCTGCTCGCGACGACATGGAGGACTACGCCCTCACTCCCGAGCCTGCGCAAGCGCAAGAAAACACCAGCGAGAATCAGGCCACTACCAGCGCGGAAGTGCCGCCAGCCACGGAGCTGGAGGCTGCTAAGGCAGCTTTTCGCAGACAGGTCACACGGGCTCCACGTAAGCCCAGAACGGCAACGAGTGAAGCATGAAAGTCTCCGACGTAATTTCACGCGCAAGGTATCTGCTCAATGACACCGATCCCAGCCTTCGGCGCTGGGAGGATGAAGAGCTGATCCTCTGGACCGACGACGCGCAACGCGCCGTTGCTGTCGCCAGACCCGACTCGAGCCCGTCCGAGCGCGTGGTTACGTTGGCGGCTGGCACCAAGCAGGCCACCCCGGCCGACTGCTTCAAGCTCATGGACGTCGTGCGAAACGTCGCTCAAGACGGCGTCACCCCCGGTCGAGCCATCCGTCTGATCGAGCGCGAAGTCCTCGACCAGTTCGATCCAGGCTGGCACACATCCGCCGCCAAAGCCGAGGTCCGCCACTTCACTGTGGACGATCGCGCACCCAACACCTACTTCGTCTACCCGCCGGTAGTGGCTGGCACGAAGATCGAAGTGCTCCTGTCTCAACGACCCGCCACTGTCGATTCTTTGACAGATGACCTGGCGCTGGCCGACATGTACTTCGACCCGATCGTTGATTGGGTCATGTACCGCGCCTACGGCAAAGACACCGAGTACACCGCCAATCCCGCGCAGCAGGCCTCGTACCTGGCTGCATTCGCCAACAAGCTGGGCGTCAAGCTCACCAAGGACAACGCCTACTCCGCGATCATCAACCGCGCAGGCGGTATGCCCAACACTGCTGCCGTGCAGCTCGGGGGTGTCGCATGACGAACTACGAAGCGTTCTTCCCCTACGTGCTGACCGAGGTTGCTGGTGCTCCAGAGCCCGTCGTCCTGCTGGCCATTCGCAGCGCCTGCATCGAGTTCTGCGAGAAGAGCCTGGTGCTCACCCGCGACCACGACCCAATCACGATGCTGCCCAAGGTCTGCGACTACGACCTCGAGCCACCCACTGGCTACCTGGTGGTGAAGGTCCAGAAGGCCTGGGTCGAGAACAACCCGATCGACGCGATGGCCCCCGACGTGGTGCGCGAGGCGTCGGTCTACAACCGCCTCTTCTCCTCGTACAGCACCGGCAGCGGCAGCACCCCTCAGGCCTACCTCCAGAAGGAGGAGCGCTCGATCAGCGTGTGGCCTCTGCCTGACCGCCGCTACCCGAACGGCCTGACCCTTCGCGTGGCGCTCAAGCCTACCCGTGCGTCCACCGGGATCGACGACGTCATCTTCGAGGACTACGCCGAGGTGATCGCCTCCGGCGCTCTGCATCGCCTGATGGCAAGCGCAGGCAAGGCCTACACCAACCCAGAGCTGTCTGCGGTTCACAAGGGCAAGTTCGACCAGGGTGTGAACGTCGCCCGTGGCCGAGCCCTGCACGGCAATACGCGCTCGAACCTGAGCGTGAAGTTAAGGAAGATTTGAGATGGCAGACAAGATCAAGCTCGTTCAAGGCGACACCCGCCCTGCCCTGGTCTGCACGATCACGGACGACACCACCGGCCAGCCGATCAACATCACTGGCGCAACGCTGGTGCTGAAGTTCCGCGCCGCTGGGGCTGAGACCCTCCAGGCAACCGTCCCTGGCTCCGTGACCAACGGCGCTGCTGGCCAGGTTGCGTTCTACCCGGCGTCTGCCCCGGCAATGCTGCAAGGCGAACCCGGCGAGTACGAGGGTGAGATCGAAATCACCTTCGCTGACGGCCAGGTCCAGACCGTGTTCGACCTGCTCAAGTTCAAGGTGCGCGGAGACTTCTGATGGCGATCAAGGTCACCGGCAACACCACAGCAACATCAGTCGCTTCGGCAAAGCCGAGGGCGAGTGTGGTTGTGGTCGACCCTGTGACCAGTGTCAGCTACTCCCTCGCCGCCTCGAGCATCGCCTACGTGGAGCTCGGCGTCTCGGCGGAGCTGGACACCAGCGGCCTGTTCAAGTTCATCCTTGACTCCGTGGTCACGACTGACCAAGTCAGCCTTCTGCTCTCCAAGCCGTTTGCCGACTCCTTCGCGATGACTGACATCGCCACTCGAACCATCGGCAAGGCTGCGGCTGATCAAGTCTCGCTCGAGGACAGCCTCCTTGTCACCCTGATCTTCCTGCGCGATTTCGCCGAGCAGTACGACCTCAGTGATGGGTTGGTGCTGGACATCGCCAAGGCCGCTGTCGACTCGGTGGTCGCCTCTGATGCGCTGTCGTTCGCGCTTGACAAGCCGTTGGTGGACGTCCAGGCATTTGTTGACGCGGCGTCGATCGCCACAGCCAAAGCCCTTGCGGACTCCTATTCCCTGGGCGATGCAACGACCTTGAGCTACACCAAGATCGCGGCCGATGCCTCAGACATGGTCGACCTGATTGTCTTCTCGATCGAGAAGGCGCTCAGCGACAGCCATATCGTCGTCGACGATCTCGTGTTCAGTCACAGCAAGGCGCTGGATGACGGCTTCGCAATGAACGACGGGTTCGGGGCCACTGACGGCCTCGACTTCTCGCTCTCTACCACCTTCAGCAACGTCGCCTTCATCAGCGACGTCGCAGCCCTATCCACTGCGCCCGCCTTTGCTGACTCGATCGGCACGACAGACAGCGGCGTTGTGGTTGTTCAAGACTACTGTGATCTGACGTATTTCGCGACGGACTACGTAGGCACCTCGATTTCTTTCTAAGGAGCATCCCATGATTAACGACACCATCAAGATCACTGGCGATGTCCAGATCACGCTGTTCGATGAGAGCGGCAACGTCAAGGACACCCGCGAGATCAAGAACCTGGTGGTCTCCGCTGGCAAGGCCTTCATTGCCGCCAGCATGCTGAAGACCACGACCAACTCCCCTGTGGCGATGTCCCACATGGCCGTTGGAACAAGCTCCACCTCTGCCGCTGCTGGGGACACCGCCCTGGGTGGCGAGGCTGGGCGCGTATCCCTGGCCTCCGCGGCCTCTGCCGCCAACGTGGTGACTTACACCGCGAGCTTCCCTGCTGGCACAGGCACTGGCGCTCTGGTCGAGGCTGGCATCTTCAACGACGGCTCGAGCGGAACCATGCTGTGCCGCACCACTTTCGCCGTGGTGAACAAGGGTGCTGCCGACGCAATGGCCATCACCTGGACCATCACTGCCTCTTGATTGGATAGCTGAATGGCAACCATCGTCACCCGCGCTGGCAAAGGGTCTCCGCTGACCAATGCGGAGGTCGATGCCAACTTCACGAACCTGAATAACGATAAGCTCGACGCGGTCTACGCCGCCCTCGTCGGGCTTCTCGGCTTTACCCCAGCAAACAAGGCTGGAGACACGTTCACTGGGTACGTCATCCAGGATCACGCGTCTGACTCGAGGTTTATTGCCCGCATCAACGGCGTTGGCGTCGCGCAGCTACAGGGCACAGCGACCGAGGCGCGCCTTCATGGTGTGGGGTCAATCCCGGTCAGCTTGTGGTCTGACGGAGTCAAGATTCTCGAGGCCAGCACCAGCCAGGTGACGATCAACAATCGCCCCCTGGTGAGCTCCAACACGATCACAGGCTCGACCTTCTACGGAAGCGCCGCCGGTCTGACGGGTTTGAAGACAGTCAACGGCAACAGCATCCTGGGTTCTGGGAACATCCAGATTGATGGCGGCGTAACGAGCTTCAACACGCGCACTGGCGCAGTGACACTGTCTTCCGGTGATGTGACGACCGCTCTTGGTTTCACGCCATACAACGCGACAAACCCGAGCGGCTATGTCACATCTTCCGGCAGCGTGGCGTTTGCCACAAACAGCAATAACGCTAGCGCAAAGTGGACAAGCGCTGCAATTGCAGGCTCAAACAGCTCAGGCGGCGTCGTAAGCGCGGAGTTCAAGAACAACGGCGGCACGGGCGATGCAAACGTAGCCGCTGTCGCATTTCACTGCACAGGCCAATACGCAATACACATGCACCTGAGGGCCGATGGTTACTTTGGCATCGGTGGCTGGAGCCGTCCTACCTGGTCTTGGTACTCAGCCCCCAACGGCGACATGGTTGCAGCCGGAAACCTCACAGCCTATTCGGATGAGCGCCTGAAGAAGAACTGGCGCGATCTTCCGGAGGACTTTGTCGATCGCCTAGCCCTCGTCAAGCATGGAATCTACGACCGTATTGATGAGGATGGCTTGACTCAGGTTGGTGTGTCCGCGCAGTCGCTGCGGCCTCTCATGCCGAATGCGGTAATCGTTGGGCTCGATGACACTCTGACGGTCTCTTATGGGAACGCAGCACTGGTGTCGGCAGTCGAGCTCGCAAAGCGCGTCGTCGCCCTCGAGGCAAAGCTCGCGGCAATGCAGTCTTGAGCGGGCCACCAATGATAATTCTGAAGCATTGAAGGAGAGCTAGATGGCTCAGTTATTTACGAATGGCGCTCGAGCGCTTCTCACGTCAGGCATCACGTCAACAGCCAACAGCCTGACGATCGAGGCTGTTAAGGCTGACTTGTTCCCTGTCGCGAACGTCGGCTCTGGTTCATTGCCTTCGGTCAATAACTGGTTCAAGGCAGTCCTTCAAGACTCCTTAGGCAACATTGAGATCGTCTACGTACGCACCCGCACATCTGGCTCGGGCGTCTTCAGCAACGTCTTGCGCGGCCAGGAAGGGACTACGGCTCGAGCCTACTCCGCTGGCGCTGTGGTCGGGCTTCGGCTCACCGCAGCCGACATCAACTCGGTCGTCGACTTTGCTTCCAAGAACAACGCGTTTACCGGAAGCAACTCGTTCGCAGGCGCGTCCACATTCTTCGGTGATGCGACATTCTCTGGGGACGTAACCCTCTCATCGACGCTGACTGCATCCGGTGAAGTCTCGTTCTCTGGTGCGGCATCGTTTTCTGGTGACGTGACTGTTTCGTCGCTGTTTCAAACTACACGCGAGCGCATGTGCATCGTCAACGCGGCCTCCGCGATGTATGAGATGCACATCCCCGGCATCGCTGGGCGTGGCCTGTACGTGGCCCCAGACGGCGTTACAAGGCTCTCCATCACAAACGGCTCCGGGTCAGCAACGAGCGCTCTTTGGTCCGTCGACGCCTCCGGGAACCTTACCGCCCTGAGCAACGTGACCGCGTACTCAGACGAGCGTCTGAAGAGGGATTGGTCCGACCTCCCTCATGACTTCATCGAGCGGCTAGCTTCAGTGAAGCACGGGACCTACACCAGGATTGACAGCGGCGAGCGCCAGGCTGGCGTTTCTGGACAGGACTTCAGGGAGCTGCTCCAGGAGGTCGTGAGCGAAGGCGATAAGGGGTTCCTCTCTGTGGCCTACGGGAACGCTGCGCTCGTATCGGCAATTCAGCTTGCGCTTCGCGTCGTCGATATTGAAAGCCGCCTGAATAAGCTGGAGGGATACTGATATGACGCTGCCCGCATCTGGCGCTATTTCATTCGCAAACATTCGGACCGAAACAGGCGACACCGGTGACATCTCGATGTCTTGGATCAAGGACAACACCAAGTCCGGCCAAGCGTCGAACTCCTTAAGTGGTTACTACGGCAAGGCCTGGTACCGGCGCACCGTCGACGGCAACTGCAACAACGGCAACTGCGCATCGAACTGCAACTGCGGCAACATTCAGTGCACCAACTGCTACATCGCAGGGGCCGTGAACTGCGCTAACTGTGATGCGCGCAATTGGCTGCAAAACAACTGTAACTGCGCCTGCACATACAACTGCACCGCTGGGCCTGTCTCATACAACTGCAACTGCGCGTGCGATTGCGCGTGCGGCGACTGTGCTGCTTGCGCATGTGCCTGTGATTGCTGCTGATCTCAAGCATGAACCTGCAACTCTTTCCTGTTAACGCTGGCATTTGGAACCTGGGCTCAACACCAGAGTTCGATGCTGCTCTGTACAGCGAGCTGCTTCAGGTAAACGAGGACATGAGAACCGGCGCTGAAATCTGGGACCGCCGAAGCCACAATATCTTTGACGGAGCTCTCCCTGAGGCAAGCAGGCTCGAATCTCTTGTGATGCCCGTCATCCAGTCAGAGTTCATTGGTCCTAAGGGCCGGGTCGCCAGCATGCAGGGTCGCGAGGTTGTCCGCTACCACGGCACCGAGATCATGCCCCACTGCGATGAAGACGAGTGCCATTTGCAGGCGGTGTATTTCCCGTGTGGAGCGGAGATCAACCCAGCAATCCCTCTTTTGTCGCAGATTAATTCCTACGGCGATAATGCCTTTGCAATCTGCAACCCAGATTGGCGAGCCAGCGGCTTTGGCGGGTATCGAATGCCGTGGGAAAGCTATGCAAAGTTCTGGGTAAAACCGCACCGTGGTCTGCTGATCGCGTTTGACGCAAGAGCCGTGCATTTTCAGAAGCCGTATCTTGGCGACAAGCCTTTCATGCAGATTCTTTTCAACATCAAAGTAGAAACGATCGCATGACCATCTTCAACATCAAGGCCGTCAAGCCTGGCACGTCTGAGGTTCTCAACCTCAAGTACGACAACGAACTCAACCGGCTCGAGACTGAAGCCGGGTTCGTGTTCTCGTCTGAGTCGAGCGACGGCAGCGCCGACGGATTCGATTCAATCCCATTCGGGAAGGACAGTCCGCTGCGCAAGTCGAGACATGTCCGAATGATCAAGATTCAGCTCGGCCTGTCTTGCAACTACACATGCGACTACTGCTCTCAGCGCTTTGTTGAGCGTGCTCCAGAGACGAGCAAGAAGCACATTGACGAGTTCATTCAGAAGCTCAGCAACCTGTCGTTCAGCGAGTCCTCTGGCCTGAAGATCGAGCTGTGGGGCGGCGAGCCACTGGTCTACTGGAAAACGATCAAGCCTTTGGTTGAGGCGTTGCAGTTGAAGTTCGCTGGCTGGAAGAAGAAGCCTCGTTTCTCAATGATCACGAACGGGTCACTCCTGACCCCAGAGATTTGCTACTGGCTTCTGGTCAACGACTTCTCGGTCGGGATCAGCCATGACGGTCCAGGCCAGCATGTTCGCGGCCCAGACCCATTCGATGACCCAGAGAAGAAGAAGATCATCCTCGACTTCTATCGCGCCATGAAAGCTCAGGGCCGCATCAGCTTCAACGCGATGCTTAACGCGAGCAACACGAGCCGAATGGCGATTCACGAATGGTTCGTCAATTTGACAGGCGACAAAGCCGTCACTCATGGCGAGGGTGCATTGGTCGATGCTTATGACGACGGCGGCATGGCCAACCTGCTCGATACCAAAGCAAAGCACTTCGCATTCCGCAAGCAGGCCTTCAACGAGATTTACTCGAGCGGCGGCGACATCGGGTTCGATGGGATCGTGGCGAAGATCGACCAGTTCACAACTGATGTTCTCGGCCACAAGCCAGCAACTAAGGTCGGGCAGAAGTGCGGCATGGATCGCGAGGATGTCATTTCAATCGACCTGCATGGAAACGTCTTGACCTGCCAGAACGTGAGCGCCGCAGCCACGTCGTTCAACGGCGAGAGCCACAACGGCGGGAACATCGAGGACCTGTCTAGTGTCGCCATCAAGACGGCAACTCACTGGCGCAATCGCAGCGCATGCTCGAGCTGCCCTGTCCTGCATATCTGCAAGGGCTCCTGCATGTTCATTGATGGCGAGAACTGGAGCGCGACATGCTCCAACGCCTACTCAGACGCGGTTGCCCTGTTTGCGCTTTCAATCGAGAAGATCACTCAGGGCTTTGTCCCGGTGATGATTGACGGCGAAGGCCTGCCAGATGACCGCCGCGATATCTGGGGCGACATTCTCAACCATGTCGAAACACCCAAGCGGAAGTCATTCCCAATCAAGGTCGTTGCTGAGAAGAGTGTGCTTGATGGCATCGACGTCTACTCCCGCTCAGAAATCAAGGAGATTCAACAATGAATGATGAGGTCCTATTAGCTCGAATGAGCGCCCTTCCTGGCGTCAAACGAGCATCGTACTCCGCACTCACCGCGGAGCAGCAGCAGCAGCTCGGTGCCGCTGGCCGCGCCATCACTTGCTTTCTTGGCGGAGAGGTCGAGCGGTACGTAGCGATGGGGACAAACTACATTGCTCGCGGCGAAATCTATGTTCGCGAGTCAATGATCCAGGATGTGCAAGCTCACGACGAGATCGTGAGGAACATGACAACCGCGATCAAGATGTTCAGTCCTCACTGGTCTGGCGGTGAAATCACCGGCCCAAGTGCGACTGTTGAAACTCAGTAAGTCGAGATTGAAGAATGTCGACTGAAAACATCTCTCACCGCGAAATCTACGACCGCCTTTTACACGTTGAGGCAAAAGTCGATCGCGTAGAAAAGAACACCGAAGACGTGGTCAGGGCTTTTGCGGCAGCTCATGGCGCGTTCCTCGTGCTCGAGTGGCTCGGCAAGATTGCCAAGCCCATCCTTTTCATTGGCGCTACGTGTACCGCAGCGGCTATTGCGTGGCAGTCCTTCAAGGACAGCTTCAGGGGCTAATCGTGATTGCAGAACTCGCCGCAGCAAATGCCGCCTTCGCAGTGATCAAGGCGACCGTCGCAAACGGTGGCGAGTTAGTTAGCGCCGGAAGAAAGCTTGTCGAGTATTTCGACAGCAAGGCAAAGATTCAAGAGCGTGCCACTAGGAAAGCTGGCGGCAGACCACTTGAAGGCAGGTCTGACATCGAGGAATTCATGGCGCTCGAGCAGATGCGCCAGCAAGAAGAGCATCTGCGCGAGTCGATGGTCTACGCAGGCCGACCAGGCATGTGGGACGACTGGGTCAAGTTCCAGGCCGAGGCTGCGCGTGGCCGTCGCGAGGCCAAAGAGGCGGCAAAACGAGCCGCTGAATTGCGCAAGAGGGAGCTCGAGGAGCTCGCGCAGTGGATGGCGATTGCCGTTGCGGTGATCGTTCTCGCAACCCTCATCGTCGTCGGGGTGGCAATCCTCAGGTAATTGTATGAAGTACTTTTTTCTCGCCTTACTCGTTCCTGCTGCGGTCTTCGCTCAAGACACCACGATCAACTACAAGGGTCAGCCGCCACCCACAGCGATGGCCCCTTCCGTTACCTCGATGGGTAGCGACATCTGCGCCGTGCCTGTGTCCGGCGCGATCAGCTCCACGGTGATTGGCGTCGCTGGCGGAGCAACAATCACTGACAGCAACTGCGAGCGCATCAAGCTGGCCAGAGAGCTTTCCAATCAGGGCCTCAAGGTTGGCGCTGTCGCGATCCTGTGCGCCGACATCCGCGTGTGGGAGGCGATGGAAATGTCCGGAAGCCCTTGCCCTATCGGCGGCTCCATTGGCGACTCAGCCCGTGAGGCCTGGGTGAAGCTGCACCCCGAAAGGTTCAAAAAGCTCTATGGCAAGGTTCCTGATCTGGCTACTGCTAAGCCTGTGGAGCAGTAATGCCCTGGCTCAAAGCTGTTACTGCACAACGCCGACCATGTTCACCACGACTGGTCAGTCGTACTGCATCGCCAACACAACTTGCTGGGCGTGTCAGCCGGGAGCCTACGACATCAACTGGCAGCGACTGTTCTGCGGCGCTACAGCAGCACCAACGTGCAAGCCAAGCAGCGAGTCCCGCACGGAGTCCTGCCTCGAGAACCAAAGTGGCAGCAAGACCTCCACACGCACAAGCACATGTCCTGACCCGTACGGCCAGCCTGTATGGGGCGCATGGCAACTGACGCAGGACACATGCAAATGGAACCCACCAACATGCCAACCAAGCACGCAGACCCAGACGCAGTCATGTCCTGCCGGGTATGTGGGTGCCATCACGCAGATCAAGGCCAGCACCTGCCCGAATCCTTATGGGCAGCCCTTGTGGGGCGAGTGGTCAACTTCGTCAAACTCGTGCGTGAAGTCGGCGACCAACCCAACCAACGTGCTGTCGCCTGTCAGTCCAGTCAGCCCGCTGAACCCGTCGTCGCCAGTCATGACCACGCCTGCCCTCGCCACACCGAGCGCAACTGCAACTGTGCCAACGACGACTGTGCAGACGACGACATCGGAATCATCGCAGGGCGCGAGCCAGTCCGCAGCCCAACCCCAAACTTCCTCGGCAGGTTCCGCTGCCCCGTCAACGGGAAGCTCTGCTCCGTCCACACCTGTCGGACCTGGTGCGAGAGCAGCGGCTTTGGTTCAGAGGCTGACGCTGATCGGCGCTATGCCGAAGCAGGTAAACATCGTTGAGCAGATCACATTGAAACAGGAGCTACCAAATGAGTACAGACGCCAACAAGACCTACTCCTTGAACTTATCCAGTCAGATGATTCTTGGCTTGATCGTGACCTTCCTGCCGATTATCGGGGGAGCGGCGTATTCGGGGATTAAGTTCTGGGGCAAGATGGAAAAGACCATCGAGGCCGTAGACAAATTCAAGCCCTACGACGACACCGAATTCCGCGAGCGGATTCAGGCGTTCGAGATCGAGGTCAAAGCGCTCAAGGAGCGTCAGCTCACGATTGCTGAGCAGGCTGTGCGGATTGCCGAGAAGTCGTCTGACGCGATCGCTCTGGCTCGCGAGACGAAGGCTGTGGCCCAGGGCGCTTCGGCTGAAGCTGCCGCCACCGGCCGCGAGGTGAAGTCCTCGATCGAGAGTCAGGGCCGCGAAGTGCAGACCCGGCTGAGCGCACTCAAGCAAGACCTCGACAGCACCGCGTCAGCATTGCGTGCCGAGATGAACTCGCTTAAGCGGGCCACATCCAACCCGCTGTCTGGCAAATGATGAAGTACCTCGCACCAATCCTCGTGGTGTTGGTCCTTGCCGCCTGCAACGACCACTACCGCTATCCCTGCCAGAACCCCGACAACTTCGCCAAGCCTGAGTGCCAGAAGCCCAAATGCCTGTTCACGCAGATTTGCCCAGAGTACTTAGTTGCCCCCGTCCTGAAAGACCAGATCAATGCTCAACCTTCTCAACCCACCCCCGAAGCAGCACCTAACCGCTGACGACATCGAGGTCCGCATCTGGGGCTTTGTCGTCATCACGGTCACCCTGATCCTGTGCTTCATCGTCGTGGCCATGCTGTATTCGGTCACGTTCGTTGTGCAGCCGATCAAGTCGATGGCACCCATCGACATGGCGTACACCAAGATGCTCAACGACATCGTGCTGCTGATCGTCGGCGGCATTGGTGGTGTCATGTCGAAGCGTGCTACGGGTGCAATCGCTAAGGCTATCGCGCCAACACCGCCACCAGCTCCAGCGCCAGCGGCTACAGGAGACACGTCCCCAAAGCCGCCAGCCCATCCAGCAGCAACTGACTGGAACTGGATGGGCTTTCAGAACGCAGCCCTTGACGAGAGCTGGGTCCCTCCTCCTCCGCCCACCACCCCCGCCGACTACATCCCGCCCGAGGCGGAAGAGATCGCGCACGAGCGTGCCGCAGCAAGGAATGAGTCATGAACATCCAGCGCCTCGCGATCATCTTCCTGCTGACCGTTCTGGTCATCTTCGGCATCTACCGCTACGGCTACAGCAGCGGCTGGGGTCAGCGTGATGCGGAGATGCAGGCCGAGATTGCCAAGAAGAATGAAGAGGCTCGCCAGACTGAGCAGCGCCTGGCTGAGCAGCTCACCGCCAACACCACCAAGCTACAGGAGGCCAACAATGCCCTTGACGAAAAGCAGTCTGCTCTTGATCGCGCTATCCGCTCTGGCCGGGTGCGCCTCCCCGCCCCAAGTTGCGTACAAGCCGCCGCAAGTCCCGCCGCTGGCACCGGAGATCGCCAAGAAGCGCGAGCCGAACCTGACCGAGAGGCTGACGCAGCTTCTGATGCCGAGCGAGAAACCCTCCGCCTCATCGCCCAAATCGCAGCAGACGGCGACCGGGCAATCAACCAGCTCAACGCGTGCATCGACGCCTACAACACAGTAAGGGAGCAGATCAATGGCAGTAACCACTGAGCAGCTCGCCAAGCTGAAGATTGGTCCTGAGTGGGCTGACGCCCTCAACGAGACGTTCGAGCGCTTTGGCATCTCGACCCTGCGCCAGCAAGCGGCATTCATCGGGCAGTGCAGCCACGAGTGCGGCAACTTCCGCGTGCTCGAGGAGAACTTGAACTACCGGGCCGAGACACTTTCAAAGCTCTGGCCCAAGCGCTTCCCAAGCCTGGACTACGCCAACGAGTACGCCCGCAACCCCAAGAAGATCGCCAACAAGGTCTACGCCAGCCGCATGGGCAACCGCGACGAAGCGTCAGGGGACGGCTACCGCTTCCGTGGCCGAGGATGTATCCAGCTCACTGGGCATGCGAACTACTTCCATGCGAGCAAAGCCTGCGGCATCGACTTCACCAAAGAGCCCGAGCTCGTGGCCACACCCAAGTACGCCGCTATGACCGCTGGGTGGTTCTGGTCTACCCATGACTGCAACCGACTGGCTGAAGCTGGCGATTGGGCTGGCCTGACCAAGAAGATCAATGGCGGGCTGATTGGCCTGGACGACCGCAAGAAGCACATCGCTGAGGCGATGCAGGTTTTGTCGGCCTCCCACGGATAATCGACCGGCAAACCCAGGGGTACACAAGATGGCTGCACTGACGATCAAGGCATTTCGAGGGCAGGTTCCTCGCGTGAGCGAACGACTGCTTGAGCCCAATCGCGCCAAGCGTGCGCTGAACTGCAAGATCACGTCAGGGCGTCTTGAGCCGCTGCGCGGACTTGGCCTCGAGCTGACGTCCACCATGTCGGCAATCAAGTCCATCTTCCGCTACCGCGCCTGGTCGGGCTCGTCATACGCTGAGCAGTGGTTCACCTGGCAGTCTGATGTCGATGCCGTCCTGTCGCCGATTGCCAACGACAGCGTCGGCCGCATGTACTTCACCTCTGAAGACTTCGAGCCCCGCATGACCACCAGAGCGGCTGGTATCGGGGTGAGTGGACCCTACCCTTCTGCCTGGTATGCGCTTGGCGTGTTCGCGCCCACGGCTGCACCGGCAGTCGCATCGTCTGGCGGCTCTGGCACCCAAGAGTCACGCACCTATGTAGTCACGTACGTCACCCCGCTTGGCGAGGAGTCCGCTCCAAGCCCAGCCTCATCCGTGGTCACGGGGTACATCAACGGTTCATGGACTGTCAGCTCCATTCAGACTGCTCCACCGAACTCTGGCACCGTTTCGGCGGCCACAGTCATCGCCCCCGCGAACACCCAGGTCTTGGTCACACTCAACACTGTCTTTGGCCTTGAGGCCGGTGACACGGTTACGCTGTCTGGCGTGGTTGGCATGACCGACCTGAATAAGTCGCACCGGATCGTCTCGGTCGACACGGCCAACAGCCGCATCGTGGTTGACCTGGTCACTGCCCAGACCTACACCAGCGGCGGCGCATGGTCAAAGAACGCGCCACACAACACAGCAGGCATGACCAAGCGCATCTACCGAAGCGCTGGCTCTGTCGCAGCCTTCCTGTTCGTTGCCGAGATTCCTGTGGCCACGACTTCCTATGCGGATGCTGTTGCCACTGCAAGCCTCGGCGAGTCCTTGCCTACGAGCGGGCTCTATGGTCCGCCCAAGAGTCTGACGTGCTTGATCTCTCTGCCGAACGGCTGCTTGGTCGGGTTGGCTGGCAATGAGCTGTGCTTCAGCGAGCCAAGCAAACCATACGCATGGCCTGACGAGAACCGCTACAGCTTCTCTGGTCGCGGCGTTGCACTGGTTCCGGCGGGCAACTCTGTGATCGTTCTGACCGAGGCCTCGCCCATCCTGTACTCAGGCTCCGACCCGGCAGGCATGAGCCCGGCCGTTATGGAGACCTATGCTCCATGCGTGAGCAAGCGAGCGGTGGCCAACATTGGTGGCGGCTGCATCTACCCAAGCTTTGATGGCCTGTGGATGGTTGGCCCTGGCGTCGTTCAGAAGATCACGACCGATCTGTACCGCATCGAGGAGTGGTCCAAGCTCAACCCCTCCAGCATGATCGCGGACTATTACGACAGCCAGTACTACGCCCGCTACATCGTCAACGAGGAGCCGCGAATCCTTGTGTTCAACATGAACGACCGGGACAGCGTTGTCGAGGTCGAGGAGTCTGCTGACGCGATCTACCGCAACGAGTTCGATGGCCGGATGTACATCGTCAAGAACGACAAGGTCTACGCATGGGACGCCAACGAGGGGTGGTACTACGAGTCAGACTGGCGCTCGGTGGATGTTCAGTTGGGTCGTCCACTGAACTTTGCTGTTGCCCAGGTTCACGCCGACTTCGTTGAGTCTCGGCCACCCGACACGTCTCAGATCACGGCCAACGAACTTTTGATGGCAGACCTGGACGCAGTCGGCGGATTCCTGTGCAGCGACGAGCTACTGGCCGTCGACGTCGCTGGGTCTCACATTGTTCCGGTCGCAACCGATTCCGGTCGGAAGGTGCAGTTCACCTTGTACAAGGGTGACGTCGCCGTGTTCACCAAAGAGGTGAGTTCGTTCAAGCCATTCCGTCTGCCTGCTGGCTACCGCTCAGAGGTCGTCAGCATTGGTGTCAACGCATCGTCACCCACCTACTCGGTCACGATCGCAGAGAGCTTTGCCGACCTCGCCG